GTGCGCCCGACGCAGATCACCAGCCCCGCGCAGTCGACGCCCTCGCGGCTGCGGCCCTGGTGCCGGAAGCGCGTGCCCAGCCACTGGCGCGCCTCGGCGACGATGGCTGCGCGCGGGTCAAGGTCTACCGCGCCCACTGCGCCTCCTCGCCCGGCACGAACGGCTCGCCGCGGAAGTTGACGATGTTGTTGAACTTGTCGCGGCAGTCGGTGTACACGCGCTTCTGGCAGCCCGGGTACACGGTGTACGCATCACCCACGGCGATGGTGCCCACCATCGGCAGCGCGAGCGTGAAGAGCGTGCCCGCGAGCGTCCAGAGCTTCACCTCCATGGTCCGGCCGGCGTTGGCGCCGCTGGTCCAGGTGAGCAACCCGCCGTCGAACCATCCGAGCGCCTCGGTACGCGCGGTGTCGGCGAACACACTGCGCCCCACGATGCCGCCGGTCACCGTGCCGGCCACCGTGAGCGGCGCCAGGTTGACGCCGCAGCGGGTGTCGCCGAGGTTGGCGCGGCACGAAGGCGAGTACACCTCGCCGATGACCTGCTGCATCGCCTGCGCGAGGCCGCGCAGCTCGGCCACGAACGTCGCGCGCGAGAGCCGGATCTGCCCGAGCCGCCCCTTGCGCAGCCAGAGCACGCCGTCGGCCGTGGCGAGGTAGTTCACGCGGAAGATCTCCACCTGCGCGAAGTCCCACACCCCGGCGAGCAGATCGCCCTCGGTGATGGTGCTGCTGTCGAGCACGCCCTCGATCTCGAGGTTGTCCACCGCCAGATCCGCCGAGGACTGCACGGCGCTCGCGGTGTACCCGGTGGCGGCGAGGTAGGTCTCCGCGCCGATGGGAAGGTTCTCGACGTGGTCAGTGAAGCGGAAGACCTGCGCGTCGACGCGCGTGATCTTCCAGCACGTGACGAGCGTCGTCGTCTCGCCGGCGGTGTGGTTGGCGAGGTTGCTGCTGACGCTCTTCACGACGGGTTCCGCAGCTCGATGAGCGCGATCGAGTCCCACGACATGAGGGACTTCGCCGCGTACGTGCGCACCGCGCGCGCCTGCATGGCGTCCAGGTCGAAGCGCACCGGCACGTCGAAGTCGCCGCTCCACGTGAGCACATCGACCCCGGTGGGCGCGCTGCCGCCGAACGTCACGATCCCCGTGGTGGTGTCCACCGTGCACTGCCCGGCCCCCGGCGCGCTCACCACGATCGTCTGCGGGGTGCCGTTCTTGAACACGCTGATCGAGCCCGATACGGGCTTGAGGATCTTGCGGTCGAAGGTGTTGCTGCCCGCGGTGTAGCGCTTGTACATCTGGTAGGCCGCCACGCCCGAGCCCACGCCCGTACCCAGCAGGCCGACGGTGGCGGTGGCCGAGCAGTCGGTCTGGTCGCGGAACCGGAAGCCGTGCAGCCGGCCGCGCGCGATGAGGAAGAGCGACTTCACCGCCTCGAACTCCACCTCGCTGCGGTTCTGCAGGTCCACCTCGAAGCGATGCCGCGGCAGGTTCCAGGCGCCGTTGCGCGACTCGTTGCCGCCGGAGAGCTCCGCCACCTCCGTGGAGAACATCGGCCCGCCCTGCGGCGTACGCGTGGTGAAGGTGGGGAACCGCGGCGTCTCGAGAAACATCAGCCGTTCCTCCGCTGCGCGCGCGCCACCGCACGGCCGGTCTCGGCGGCGAGCTGCTGCGCCGAGCGCCGATCCATGCCGCCGCTGGCGTTGATGGTGATGTTGATGCCGCCGCCAGCCCCGCCGGCGCGGTTCTGAGCGGCGGGCACGATGCGCTCGCCCTGGTGCACGATGGCGAGACCTGTGCGCTGCACATAGGGCGTGCCCTCGGCGAACTTGGGGATCAGATCCTTGAGGAAGCCGAGCCCCTTCTCCACCACGCCCTGGAACCCCTCGGCGCCCGCGCCCTTGCCGGAGCCGAACACGGTGTCGAACGCGCCGATGAACGGCTCGGTCACGAGCTTGCGGGTCACCAGCTTGATGATGTCGCGCTCGATGCCCTGCAGGATGTCCGACAGGCCCTTCCCTCCAGCGATCGCGTCCTCGAAGGCGCTGGAGAACGTGAGGCCCAGCTCCTGGGCGGCCTGTGCGCCGCGGCGGGCTTCCTGTTCGATGTCGCTCATCTCGTCGCGCAGCCGGTCGCGCGTGATGGCGGCCGATGTGGTGCCGTCGAGACCCGCCTCCACCTCGGCGGCGATCCTGGCGTTCTGCTCTCGCTGGATGCGCGAAAGCTCGCTCGCGGCGCGCTCGGCCTGCTTGATCTGCTGGTCGTACACGCGCTTGTCGATCTCGATGCGCTGCTGGCCGGTTTCGTCCCAGGTGTACACCACCTCGTCGAACTGCCTCTGCAGCTCCTCGACGTACTTGGCCGTCTCGCGGCTGCCGAGTTCGAGCAGGCGCTTGCGCTCGGCGGCGGCCTTCTCCGCAGCCGCCTTTGCGGCCGCCCCGGCGCCGGCATCGGGCGGCGGCGGGAGCTCTTCCTTTTTGGGCTTGGGTGGTTCCGGCTCCGTCAGCCGGTTGATGTCCTGGACCGCCTGGTCGCGCCGACGCTTGAGCGTGTTGAGGCGCTTCTCGAGCTCCGTCTCCACGATGCTCGGCTGGTCGCCTCGCTGCTCGCGGTTCTTCTGCAGCAGCTTGAGGCGCGCGTCCAGTTGGACGATCTCGTTCGACGTGTCACGGAAGCGCTTCTGCGCCTCGTTGAGGTCGCCCCCGTACACGATGGCGCGGAACACCACGGCGAGGGTGCCGGCCAGGCTGTCGCCGGAGCGCTTGGCCGCGTCGAACGCGCGGGAAAGCGCGTTGAAACGCTCGGAGAGTTCCACGCCGACGGCGAGCTTCAGGCCTTCGAACCGCACCTTGGACTCGTTGAGCGCTTTGCTGGCCTCGTCGGCAGCGGCGGCCATCTGGCTGTTCACCCGCGCGAATCCGAGGCCCTTGTCGCGGATGTCGTTGAGCAGCGGGGCGAGATCGCGTGCAGCCTTGCCCATCAGCGCGGTGGCGTACGCGTTGGCGTTGGCGCTGTCCGAGGCGTTGGCGATGCGCGAGGACACGCGCTGGAAGAGCTCATCGATGCCGAGGGTCTTCAGCTCCTGCGCGCTGACGCCGAGGTTCTTGAACAGCGTGAGCAGCCCCTCGTCGCCGCCGCGCGCCTTGGCCACGTTCTCGCTGAACTTGCCGGCGGCCTTGGCCACCGTGTCGAACGCGATGCCGCCGCGCGTGGCCACCTGCTGCAGCTTGTCGAGGAACTCCACCGACAGGCTGGTCTGCTCGGCGAGGTCGTCGAGGGCGCCGACGGCCTCCACAGCACCCCTCGCGAAGGACACGATCTCGCTGACGCCGAACCCCACGCCCAGACCGGCCAGCACCTTCTTGACCTGCGACACCTCGGTATCGATCTTCCGCATCGCCTGCGTGGCGATGTTGGAGGCCGAGCGCATCTCGCCCTCGAACCGGGCGAGGTTCGTGGAGAGCTCGATCATCAGCGAGCCGAGTACGTCGGCCATCTAGCCCGCCCTCCGGATCACGTTGAAGAGGTACACCATGGCCTCGATCTCCTCGCCGCGGCTCACGCCGTACCACGCGAGCGCGAACGGCAACCGGTCGAACTCGCCACCGGTGAAGCTCCAGAGCTCGAGCGCAAGGGCTGCTCGCGGCCGAAGCGGTTCGGGCGCGAAGAGCATTCCGAGACCACACGCGTCATAGTTGCGCGCCTCCTCTCCTGTCAGCTGGGAGCGGAGACGCGAGACGAGTTTTTTGCGTCGGCGCCCAGCGACGCAATGGCCTCGTTCACGCGGTGCACGAGCCGGCGTGTGAGATGCGTCTCGATCGCCTTGTTGTCGGCCAGCAGCAGGCGTACCGCCTGCAACGAGTGGTCCACCGGGCTGTCGGAGTCCGCGCCGAAGTGCCGCAGCGTGACCCCGTTCCATCCGACCACGCAGTCCGGCAGGTACTGCTGGCTGAGCAGCTGGGCGTCGACCTGGCCATCCTTCCGGCAGGCTTCGCTCCACGCGATCCAGCCATCCACCGAAGGGCGGCGCAGGCGGAAGGACGCGCCGGCCACCTCCTCGGTGGACGTGCGCGCCTCCTCCACCAGCGCCGAGAGCGTGGAGAAGTCCATCAGGAGGCGTACCCGATCGGCAGCGACGAGAAGCCGAACGTGACCTTCTGTTTGATGGTCTCGGTGCGGCCGGGCAGCTGCGGGAACTCGCTGAGCAGCCAGTACGCGTTGCCGTACGTCACCGCGCCGCTGGGCGTGAGTAGTCGGATGCCGGTCTGCGCGGTGCTCTCCGACGCATCGCGCACCGTGGGCAGCCAGGCGAGCGTGCCGTCGGCGTGGAATGTGAACGAGCCGTCCGGCGGCTGGATCGAGGCCGGGATGCGGATGTCGACCGGGTTGTCGTAGTCGGAGCCGTCCGCGTACTGGATCGTCGGGTCGCCAATCTCGACGTTCGAGATCTGCGTGCAGGTGTCCCACGCGCTGATCTTGCGCACCGAGCCCGCGCCGCTGCCGGCTGGGTAGCGCGCCGTGCTGGAGGTGTTCACGCTCTCCAGCGTGACCAGATACGGACCGGCGCCGCTCACGGTCTTGACGCGCACCACGCGGTTGTTGAGGCGGCCCCAGCCGGAGGTGACTTCGATGATGTCGCCCGCGACAAGGGTCGGGTCGGTCGCGAAGCTCGCGACGGCCTCGGTGGCGTTGGTGATGCTCGTGAAGGCCTGCGACGCGGCGTAGGTCTTCGCGATCGCGATCTGCGTGCCGACTGCAAGGGTTTTGCTCATGGCCTCGATCTCCTATCAGTTGGCCGGGTGGTAAAGCACGTAGGACGCGAGGCGCCGGTACAGCCGGCTTGCATCCTCGAAGAAGTCGGTGTCGGTCTCCAGCGCGCCGCGGATCGCGCCCTGCGAGCCTTCTATGGCCACGCGCACGGCCTCCGAGAGGGCCAGCGCCTCGTCGAAGGTCTTGGCCCAGCAGTCGAGCTGGACGCTGAGGCGGACGGTGTTGCTCCGGCCGATGAGGTCGGTGGGCTCGCTCCCGACGCGCTGCCACGTGATGAACGGCGCGTCGACGTCAGTCGGGGCGAGCACCGGGTACACGCGCGCCGCGGTGCCTGCGCCGACGAGGGCGGTGACGCCGGCATTGGCGTTGAGCAGCGCGAAGAGGTCGGTCTCGAAGCTCATGGTCGTGAGGCCTCGTTCATCGCTTCGGCCCCTTGTTGAGCTTGCGGGCCTCGACCACGAGGCGCTGCGTCATGCGCTGGCGGAAGAGGTCGATGGCCGCGTCCTTGCCCAGCTGGAATGCCGGCCGCAGGAACGGCCGCGCGGCCATCTTGCGAGTGCCAAACTCCACGAAGCGCCAGTAGAACGGATCGTTCGGGTTGTCCGCGCCGCGCATTTGCTGCCCGCGCCGCCACTGCTGGTTTTTGAAACGCTCGAGCGAGCGCCTGGAGAGCTTGCGCACATACACTCCCACGGTCGCGCTCGCCCCGGGCCGCGGGCGGATGGGCCGCGCGGTGATGTTGCGCCGGAGGGTGCCAGGGCGGCGCCGCGGATCCAGCTTGCCGTTCTCGTACGGCTGGAGCTCCGGCGCGAGACCGCGCGCGGCGCCGGCGATGAGGCGCGCGCCCGCCATGAGCGAGGCGTTGAGCACCCGCCGGTCGAGGCGCTTGGGCAACTGCAGCATCGCCTCGCGCAGCTCAGTGAGGCCCTCGATGTACTTCAGCTCACTCACCAGGCCGCCCCTTCACACACCGCAGCACCAGCCGCTGGCGCTTGCGCTCCGGATCCTCGGCGCCATCGATGCCGTACACCTCGCTGCCCGCCACCACGCGCATGCCGGCGGTGACGCCGGCGAGCCAGCGGATCTCGATCTCGGTGTCCACCTCTGGGGCGAGCTGCGCGCCGTTCACGCGCTCCCGCATGGTAAGCGGCCGGATGCGCGCCCACACCGCGGCGTACGTGGTCCATACGGGCGCGGCCGCGCCGGTGCCGGAGCGCGCGGTGCCGGGCTGCTGGATGGTCACGTAATCGCGGAGGCTACCGGCCTGCATGGCTACCCCAGCACCACGAGCGACTCGCGGTCGAGCAGACCGTCGAAGTGGCTGACGGGGTGCAGCTGCCGCTCCGCACCGGTGGCGCGGTTGTCGAACCAAGTGGAGACGTGCGCCTGCATCCACAGGCGCAGGTCCTCGGGCACGTCTTCCGGCGCGCCGTAGCCGCACACCACCTGGATCTCCACGGCCTGCAGCCGGTCGTACGTGGTGGGCCACGAGACGCCCGACACCGGCGCCAGGCGCGGGTGCATGCCCTTGGCGAGCTGGTAGTTGGCGCTCGACCAGGTCTGCTGCACGCCGGCCGCGTCGAAGTACTTCACGTACGCCACCGACTGGATCGGCGAGCGCGGCAGCCAGATCTCGCCACGGCACCGCGGGTCCGCCTCGGCAAAGCTGTCGTACCAGATGTTCCAGGTCTGCGTGACGAGCTGCCGGCCAGTCTTCTGCTCGCACAGGCGCCGCGCCGCGCCGATGAGTGCGAGCAGCGTGGCGTCCTCGGACGTGCCGGTCACGCGACAGAAGTCGCGCGCCTCGGCCACGGCGATCGGCTCGTCGGCGGGCGGCGTGTTGAGTTCGAGCTGCATCAGAGCACCCTCGATGCTTCAACGAGGAAGAGCGACTCGTCGGCCGAGGGCGCCGCGCCCGTGCCTTCGAAGCGGTACGCCCAGCGGCCGGCGAGCGTGGCGGCGAGGTCGACGTGGTACGCACCGACGCCGTCCTTCACCAGCTGGGCATCGGTGCCGTACACGTACACGGTGACCGCGCCGTCCGGCTTGCGCACGCGGAACGTGATGGTGGTCGGGTCCACCGGGTCGCCGGCCTCGTTGGTGAAGGCGCCCGAGCAGCGCACGCTGGCGCCCACCTTGTACGCGTTCATGCCGCAAGCTCCTGGTCGGAGCACACGCAGCGGAAGGCGAGCGCGTCGTTGACGGCCGCGCGGAAGATGTTGGAGATCACGATGCCGCCGCTCGCGGCCATGAGATCAAGCGCGAGGCCGGTCTCCACGATGGCGCTCTGCGCCACGAGCTGCGCCACGACGGCGTCGGCGGCCGCGGCGCTCTCGGCCACCGAGCCGGTGAGCACCGCGAGCGTGGCGACGCTGTCCGTGGCGCTGGCGGCCTCGCTCACGCTCACCGCGTAGATGTTGGCGCCGGCAGCCACGGCATCAGCCGCCCCAGCGGTCTCGGTGATGCTGCTGGTGCCCACGCGCGTGGCGTTGACCGTATCGGCCGCTGCACCAGCCTCGGTCAGTACGCCGGCGAGCACGGCGAGCGAGGCGACCGTGTCAGCCGCGCTCGCGGCTTCGCTCACGCTCACGGCGTACACGCCGGCGCCGGATGCCACGCTGTCCGCCGCGGAGGCCGACTCCGCGATCGCGCGGGTGAAGACGCAGGTGGCGTTGACGGTGTCAGCGGCCGAGCCGCTCTCGGTGACCGCTCGCGGGAACACCGCGGCGGACGCGACGCTGTCATTGGCCGCAGCGGTTTCGGTGACGCCTTCGTTGTAAGTGGCGCCGCTCGACGGCAGGCTGTAGGTGATGGTGCGGCGGGGACGGAAGATCTGGTTGAAGTTCTCATCCAGCGCCTGGTTCTCCGACGGCGAAAGCTCCCGCGCCCAGATCGCCGACCCGAACACCCACTCGTTCATTCCAGTGTGGGCCGCGGCCGCACTGGTGTTGCCGTACAGAATAGGCGTCGAGTACAGCCCCCACGACGCCGTGGTGTCGTGACGCATCACGCCGCCGGCATAGGCGCGCCACCGGAAGCCGTGGGCGATCGAGACGACGTGCGGCCGCGCGAACACCTCATTGGGGACTGCGAAGCTTTCCCGCGAGGTGCGGAACGCGTCGATATACATCGTCCCCGAAAAGCCGTAATGGCTCAGCTCACCAGACGATCCAAACCTCGAGAAACCGTGATTAACCGAGTTGCCTAGCGGGAAGTAGACGAAATGCGCAAGCGTGGCAGCCTGCCCAGCGAGCAGCGTCGATAGGTTCGACCCCGAGAACTCCAACTGCGTGCGGTTGTCGTTGGTGCTGAGAAACGCCCTGCGGCCAACCGCGCCCTGGACAACGCCACCCGCTCCGATGTTGACCCAGGACGCGCCGCTCACCCGCGAGAATGCGGAGCGATACCCCATCGGCGCATGGTCGAGATAGATCAACCCTCGCGTCAGAGGGTTCGACCAGTCGGGCTCGACAGCACCCTGCGGCTGCTGCCTCCACCTCCGCGCCAGGAAATCCGCCACGCCCCGCGCCCCTTACACGCTCTGCCGCTGCACGCGGTGGTAATGCAGCGCGTGGTTGCCGCCCGTGCTGTTGAGCGCCACGCCGGTGTCGTGCGTGACGAAAATGCCCCAGTACGGCGGCAGCTCGCCGAAGAGCGCGGCGATGCTGGTCGGCGGGATGAAGTAGTCGCGGTCGCTGGTGCTGTCAGTCAGCGTGGACCACACCAGGCGCAGCGCGCTGTTCTTGACGTTCTCCGAGGTGAGGGTCTCGTCGGAGTCCGTGCCGTCGAGCACATCCGGATACACCGGCGTGCCGCCGGCGATGCTGATCGGCGCGTAGGCCCACACCTCGATCAGCTTGCTCGCCGTGGGGCTCGTGCCCACGCGGATCTTGCCGGAGAGCAGGTGGTCGAGGTCGACGTTGGTGGTGTTGTCCACCGCGGTCGACTCGCGGCCGCCGAGCCGCGTCGTGGAGCTCGCCAGGCTGGCGAGGCTGATCGTCAGCGCGACGGTGTTCGCGCTGCTCGCCGGGTACTTGATCTTGATGTCGGCCATGGCTTACTCCCCGGCGCCCTACGGCAGCGCCCGCGCGTCGAGCACGTCCTGGTACGTCAGGCGGCCCTCGACGGTCATGGTGGCCGGCGCCGCCTCGGTGCCGGTGCCGGTGGCGAAGAGCTTCTCCGCCCGCGTGGCGGCGCGCTTGCAGTGCACGTACACCGCGTCACGCACGGCGAGGTCGGCCGCGGTGCCCTGCCACACCTGGTCGATGCCGGCGCGCACGTTCGGCTTCGAGGCGTCGATGTACCCGAACTGGAACATCCACTCCCAGATCCGCGCCTTGCCGACGGCCAGGTTGTCGACGCGGGTCCAGTTGAAGCCGTTCTGCATGATCTCGGCGGCGGTGACGTTGGTCTTCCAGACGATGAACGCCGGCGAGGCCGCGAGGTTGTACGCGTCGGCCACCGCGAACGCGCCGTCCGGCGTGTTCGGGATGGCCGCGAGCACCGGGTCGGCGACGATGTCGGCCTTGAGCGTCTGCAGCTGCGCGAGGGTGAGCATCAGACGCTCCAGGTGCCGGTGACGTTGAGCGTGTCGCCGTTGATGACGGCGCGGTCGCCGCCGGAGAAGAGCCCCGCCGAGTACGCGATGCCCGTGGTGCCGTCCTTGGTGCTGTTGCTCGCCACGAACGCGCCCTTCACCGTGCCGGTGGCGGTGATGCTGAAGGCGCTGGCCGCGCTCGTGGCCTTGCTGCCGGCCGCCGCGGCCGAGAACGACAGCGCCGGCCGCGTGCCCTGCGAATAGTTGGGCGCGTTGGTGGGGCCCGCCTCGGTCCAGCCGGAGTGCGACGCCATGGTGTCGCCGGCGGCGATCGCCGAATAGCTCACCGAGCTGATGAGGCCCACGAACCAGGCCGCGGTGTACGCGCTGCCCGCGAAGTACTTGTCGAGCAGGTCGTTCTTCCCGGCGGTGAGCACCGTGTTGAGGTAGCGCTCGTGCCAGGGCGTCTCGCACACGGCGCGGATCTGCGCATCCAGCGCGTTGAGGCGCATGGCGCGGTCGGGATCCTCCACCGGCAGGAGGGCAATTCCCTCGCGCACGCCGCGCAGCCGGTCGTACACGCCGGACTCGAACGCGCGCGGGCGCAGGCATTCGACGTCGAAGGCGAAGCGTGGCGCGGGCATCCTCTCCGCCAGCGCGGCCCCGGCCAACACCGCGGCGCCCAGGCCGTTGTGCGCGTTGCCGCGCTCGTTGATGCCGTTCATGCCGCACCTCCCTCATCGGCGGCCGCGGCGAAGAACGCCTCGGCCTTGTCGTCCGCGGGCTCCAGCGACGCGAGGTGCTTGACCACCTCGTGCGCCGACAGCACCACCTCCGCCCCGCTCGGGTGGAAGGTTCCGTCCACCCCCACCGAGCACCCTTCCTTCACGCGTACACGCATTGCCGTTCTCCTCGCGGCTAAGGCCGCCTCGCTGTCAGAAGCCGCCCCGCGAGGGGCGGCTTGAAGCAGCGCGGGCAGCGCTGTTACGACGCGGCGATCTTCAGCAGCTTGATGGCCTGGCTGTTGCGGATCTTTCCGCCCACGCGCTTGCGCACGTAGAACTTCACGAAGCCGGGCGTGGTGATCTCGTCGCGGGTCATGCGCATGCCGACGCGGTCGGCGATGAGGTAGCCCTGACGGAAGTCACCGAAGGCGACCGAGAACGCGTTCGCCGCGACCGCCGGCATGTCCTCCGCCTCGGTCACCGGGTAGCCCATGAACGTGTCGGGCTGGCCCATGACCAGGCTCGGCTGCCAGAGGTACTGGTTGGTGGTGTCCTTGTACTTGCGCATCGAGGACAGGACGAGCTTGCTCGTCACCCAGCGGGCGTTGGCGCGGTAGCGGGCACGCAGCGCGTAGATCACGTCGTAGAAGATGTCCGCGCTGGTCGGCATCGCCGCGGCCTGGCCGGAGGCGATGTACTGCAGCGTGCCGAAGGCGCGCGACGCGTCCACGGTGGTCACCGGCGTCGGGCCGGCAAGGAAGCCGGTCGGGCGGTTGGTGCCGTTGCCGTTCACGAACGCGGCGCCCTCGCCCTGCGCGATCGCCTCGACCGCGCTCTCGATGAGCCACTGCTCGACGTCGAAGAAGAGGTCGTCGAGCGACTCCTCGGAGGCCTGCGGCTTGGCCGAGGCCATGCCGAACGTCGGCGCCACTTCGGCCAGATCCGGCGTGTTGGTCTGGCTGCGGGTGCCCGCCTCGCCCACCCACTCGAAGGCGGCGCCGTTGATGTCGAAGAGTTCCTTGTAGTCGGGGCTGCCCACGGCGCGCACGGTGGAGATCTGCCGGATCGGGGAGATGTCCACCGAGAGCCGCACGATGGTGCGCTCGATCACCTCGGGCAGCGCGAAGCCGCCGGCCGAGCCGGTGGAGGTGACGGTCTGCGTGGCGCGGGTCTCGAGGTCTTCCGTGGCCTTCGCCTTGGCCTGGAGCTTCTTCTGCGCTTCCTGCACGCGCTGGAGAGAGCGCAGCTCGGTGGGCTGCCGCACCCAGGCGAAGAACGCGGCCTTGTACTCGGCCTCTTCCTGCGAGAGGCGCTCTTCCTTGCGCGCGTCGTGGATGAGGCCCGGGCGCGCGGCGCGGGTGATGAGCTGCTCGTACTCGGCCTTCATCTCGCCGAGGCGCTGCAGCTCGGCGTCGATCTTGGCGGCCTTCTCCTGCAGCAGCGGGTCGACGCTGCCCTTGCCCTTGATCTCGGTGAGCGCCTGGTCGTTGGCCTTTTTGTACTCCTCGAAGGCGCGACCGATGCCCTCCAGGGTCTCGGCCATCTTCTTCAGTTCGGGCGCCTCGCGCTTCTCGTAGCGGCCCAGCGCGCCGGCCACGGCGACGGCGGCCAGCTTGTTGCGGAACGCCGCGAAGTCCTTGTGCATCGATTTCATGGTTTCGCCTTTCAGGGTTTGAGGTTGGAGAGCAGCCGTGCGGCTGCCATGTCCATGTGCGCGAGCGATTGCGCGGCCTCTCGCCGCTCCTCTCCCAGCCGCATGACGCGCGACACGAATGCCGTCGCGTCGGCCTTGGCGAACCCCGCATCCCGCAGGATCCGCTCGGCATCTTTCGGTACCGCGATGTGATCCGCCGCGGCCTTGACGTTGGTGACGCGCGCCTCGCGGTTGGCCGGGAAGGTGACCAGGCTCACCTCCCAGAGGTCCACCTCGAGCAGCGTGCGGATGTCCTTCTCGTTGTCGTAGTTCCAGGTCTTCGAGACGAAGCCGACCGAGAGACCCGTGACCGCGCCCATCTTGAGGAGCGCGTGTACGTCGCGGCCGCGGGTGGTCTCGACGGCGAGCTTGCCCACCACGCGCAGGCCGTTGTCGTCCTCCGACATGTCGGTCCAGACGCCCACGGGCTCCGCGGCGTCGTGCTGCCAGAGCATCGCGGGCATGGTGCCGGCGACCTTGTGCGCGGCGAGCGTGGCCACGAACGCGCCCTTGGCCACGACGTCGCCCCAGTCGTCGGAGACGCCGAAGACGGAGCCGTAGCCCTCGACGGTGCCGTCGTCCTTGGCGGCCTTGATCTGCAGCGGAACGGCGATGCTCTGCCGGCCTTCGCGCGCGGCGCGACACTCAAGCTGCGGGATCGGTTTGCGGATTCGCATCGGGGTCGTCCTTGTCGTCAGGGGTGCCGCCGGCAGCGCCGGCCTGCATGTTCAGCGGCGTGAGCGGCTCGTCGAGGCCGGGCAGCGGATCCTTGCCCTCCTCCTCGCGCAGCTCGTTGCGGGTGTAGATGCCCATCTCGACCATGGTCCGCGCCCACTGCGCGCGATCCTTCATGGCGCCGGCCGTGAGGTAGCGCGTGTCGAAGCCGGCGTAGAGCGGGCCGGCGCCGTCCAGCAGCGTCTCGTCGATGCGCTGCGTCCACGCCTGGTGCCAGGGCTTGAGCGTGTGCTTGAGGTGCGCGCTGAAGAACGCCTCGGAGGAAGCGAACGTGGCGGTCTTGTCCGCGTGCCCGACCATGATCGGGAACACGCCGAACGCACGGCAGATCTCCCCCACCTGGTGGTCGCGCGTTTCGATGTGCTGCGCGTCCACGCCGGTCATGGTGGTGGGCGAGAACTTGCCGCCGCGGTCCAGCACCATCGGCTTTCCGGTGTTCGTCACGCCCGAGCGTTCGTCCAGATGCTTGACGAGCCGGTCGTACTGCTCCGTGCTGAGCGCCCCGTCCACCGAGTAAATGCCCGACGGCCGCAGCGACTGCTGGTGGAACCTGGCCTGCGAACTCTCCGCGGCAATCGCCAGACCGATCGCCTCGCGCGCGAGATCCACCACATCCAGACGCCGGATCAGTTCCCATTGCACGTTGTGCAGGGTGAAGACGTCCTCCGGGGCGAACGTGCCTATCGGGCCCCACTCGTCGTAGCAGCGGTACACCCAGTCGTAGCGCCCGTTGCGCTCGAGCGTCCACCGGCCGGGCTCCACGGGAATCAGTTCGCGTACGCGGCGGTTGTTTCCGCGCACCTTGATCGACACCGCGGTGCCGGCGAGCGCCGCATGAATGGTCATCATCCGACGCCATTCGAAGCTGGTCTGCCACTCGTTCGGCCGGCGATTGAGCAGCCGGTACTCCGGAATGTTGGTCGCGCGCTGCTGGCGCCCGTCCTCGTTGTCCCGGTAGACGTGGAGCTCCGGCGTGGCGCAGCCCTCGGAGATCACGCGCACGCACGAGAGCACCGTGGAGACCCGCAGCGCGGTCTTGTCGCTCACGTACACGCCCGCCTTCGCCATGTCGGCCAGGCCGTCGAGGCGCGCGTAGATCTGCTCCGCGGTCAGCTGCGCCGCCCGTTGCTCGATGCCGAAGAGCCGTTGCAGCCATCTCACGCCGGCACATCCCAGAAGGACTGCCCCTCGGGCTCATGCAGTGCGACCGCGCGCCCCAGCGCCATGATCAGCGCCACGATCCCGTCGATCTTCTCGGTCGCCTTGCTTCGATCCGGCTTGATGTTGCCCGCCGGGTCCTGCGAGACCGCGCAGTTGCCCGCCATCCAGCGCAGCACCGGGTTCCCGCCGTGCGCGAGCAGCTCGCCGGCAACCAGGCGCTCCAGTTCCTTGGCCGGCGCGCTCATGCTCGCGAAGCCCTGACCGAAGAGGCTCACGTTGAGCCCCTCCTCCTGCAGCTGCGTCACGAGCTGCGTGGCGTTCCAGCGGTCCACCGCGATCTCGCGTACACGGAAGCGCTCGCAGTCCTGCAGGATCTGCTCGCGGATGTACGCGTAGTCGGTGATGTTGCCGTCGGTGGCCTGGATCAGCCCCGTCTTCACCCACTGGTCGTACGGCACGCGCGCGCGCTTCACCCGCTCGGCGATGCGATCGCCCGGGATCCAGAACCGCGGCAGCACCTGCCAGCGCTCGCCCTCGGCCACCGGCGGGAAGAGCCACACCAGCGCGGCGATGTCCTCGGTGCTCGCGAGGTCCAGGCCGCCGAAGCACTCGCGGCCGCGCAGGGCCTCCGCGTCCACCGGCAGAGCGCACGCCGTCCACTTCTCCATCGGCAGCCAGCGCGTGGCCTGCTCGGTCCAGATGCAGAAGTTCAGGCGCGCGACGATGTTCCACTTCGAGGGCATCTCGCGCGCCTCGGCCACCAGCTCGCGGAGGTACCGCGGCTGGATCGAGACGCCGAGGTTCGGGTTCACCTTCAACCAGCACTTCTCGTCGTGCATCCAGCGCTCGAGGTTCGTGCGCTTGTCCACGCGACGGTCCTCCTCATCGAGCGCGCACACGTACGCGAAGTGCGCGTCGTTCTCGATGACCTCCTCGAGCACCTTGAGCGAGTACTCGTGCTGTTGGTAGCAGACCGAGTGCCGGTCGTACCCGCTGTTGGTAATCATGAAGATCAGCGCGTCGGCCCAGCCCTTGGTGCCGGCGCGCATCTTGTCGAGCACGACGGACGACGGGTGCTCGTGCAGCTCGTCGACGCCGGCGAAGAACACCCGCTTGCCGTCCAGGCCGCGGCCCTCGGAGGAGATCGGCCGGAAGAAGCTGTTCAGCGCCGGGAAGCTGATGTTCGCGGCGTGCTCCACGCTCGCGTTCATCATCGCCGGCGACGCGTTGCGGAAGCGCGAGGCGTCGCGGAACATGATCCCGGCCTGGTCGCGGCCCACCGCGGCGGAGTAGCACTCCGCGCCCTGGCGGCACTCACCGAGCGCCATGTAGAGGCCGAGGCCTGCGGCGAGCGGCGTCTTGCCGTTGCCCTTGCCGATCTCGGTGTACGCGGTGCGGAAGCGCCGCGTACCGTCCGCACCGAGCCAGCCGAAGAGGTTCCCGACGACGAACTTCTGCCACGCACCCAGCTCGAACGGCTGGCCGGCGTGCTCCCCGTCAGCCAGGCGCAGCGCGCGGAAGAACGCGAACACGCGCTCGGCGAGTTCGGGCTTCCACTGCAGGCCGCGCTTCGGGCCCTCGACGAGATCGCGCAGGTGCCGCTCGCACGCGAGGCGCACCCACGGGCCGGCGACGATCTTGCCCTTCACCACCTGGCGCGCGTACGTGGTGGCGGGATCCTTCGGGTACACGACGCGCTTACGAACAGCGGGGGCGGAGGCACGCGCCCCCGCCCCCTGCGTCGGCCGAGGCTTCCGGCCCGTCGTCGCCACGAATCCCGCTTCCATCACGTGCGCCCCGTCGCGTTGGCGGCCGCGCGCGTGAAGGCCGCCATCGGATCGGTCTCGGTCGGGAAGAGCGCCATCTGCGCGCTGCCGCCCATCGTCACCTTGGTGCGGCTCGCCGGCGTGAGGCCGAACTCTTGCGCGTAGCGCAGCAGCTTCTCCTCGGCCTTGTTGAGCGCGACGTGCAGGCCGGTGATCTGCGTGGCGCCCGACTCATACTTCGCCACGTAGCCGCGGAGCTCGTCCTCCGCGCCGGCGGCGTACGCCTTCTCGAGCGCGGCGCGCAGCCGCATCCAGTCGGCCTTCGCCGCGCACAGCAGCGCGAACACCGGCGAGTACACCTTCGAGATCAGGCCGAGCGTGCGCAGGTCCTCGCCGAGCTCGTACCAGACCTTGCACGCCTGCTCGTTGAGCACGTCGGGCGGCGGCGGCAGCTCGACCGTCGGCTCGGCACCAGGCTTGAGCTGGTCCTCGGGCTTCTTCGACGGATTGCCGTTGAGCGCGTGAACGTTCGCCGGCAGCGGCGGCCTACCCGCGGGCATCGACACCCTCCCCGGCGGCATACCCCCCCGCCCCGTAATTTCCCGACGCCACGCGTGCGGTTGGGGAATCGGTCAGGGCGTGAATCGAGGTAGAGATTTCATGCCCCCCCGGGTGGGTGGAGCCGGTCTTCGCGTGCGGTCTTGGACTTGTGACAGAAGCCGCAGAGGGACTGCCAGTTGGACTGGTCCCACATGAGTCGCTCGTCACCACGATGCGGGATAACGTGGTCAACGTCCGTGGCTGCGACGAGTAGTCCTCGGCCTCGACAGTCCACACACAGCGGATTCCGTCGAAGGTAATCGACTCGCTCTCGCTGCCATCGTCCACCGTACCCACGCTCTGCAGTCTTGCCTCGCCGAGCATCGTGCTGCCGCCGGGCACTTGCGTTACACGTGGAACATCGACCACCTTCGGCAACCAGGCGGCCACAGCCAGCGCTGCAAGGAGAAGGAGCACGGCGAGGCACGTGGTCAACGCTCCGATCTTGTTCGCTTGCATCTGCACCTGGTTGCCCTCGAAAGAAAAAGGCCCGCACGAATCGCGCGGGCCTTTGAGGCGCATCGTCATCACCAAAGGAGGCGCGACCTTAGTCGCGTGAGTGAGTCTCCGAGCTTTCGTGATTGCTATGGCAATCACTTGCTGTCTGGGTGCAGATTTCTTTCGAGGCCTCGCCGTGCGAGTCCATGCGCTCGGTGCCGGCCGTGGTGATGGCGAGCAGCTGCAGCGCGGCCGCGCCGATGTCGTACCCAGCCATGCGTCGCTCGCCCGATGCAAGCTGCGAGAGCAGCGCCTGACTGCACCCGATGCGATCGGCGATCTGTCGCTGCGACAGACCCCGCTTCTGCAGCGTTCCCAGCACCACGGGCCAATCGATGCGGAACCGTTCGCGCAGCTTCATGCTTGTCTCCTGGACGGTCTGGACGGTGGCTGGACGGTCAACGCGCTACCGTCCAGGCGAGATTCCTCTGTCAATTCATTTCCTTGTCTCTGGTCTGGAGGGTATGGACAGTCGTGCGCGCGTACGCGCGGCCGCGCGCGTGCGTGCCCGCGCCCGCACGCGCGCGCCCCACGCATGCGCGCACGCGCGGCCGCGCACGCGCACGAGGCCGGACCGTCCAGACCGTCCAGCCGACGTTGATCGGAAACGAGATTTCCGAGTTATCCACACCCTCAAGCACCGTCCAGACACCGTCCAGACCGTCCAGGCGAGAAGACCCTTGCGAACCGGGATGAAGCCCCTGCCGCTCATAGCGGCGCCTCCGGTTCGGGTTTGGCCTTGTCGGATGGCGCTGGCGCGCCATCGGGTGAGCCCTGCTGCTCGCCACGCGTGTACTCGCGCAGCTTTTCGTAGAAGTCCGCGCAACCCTTGGCGATGCGCTGTCGCTCGAGGTCGCTATCGGCGACCGCGTCGCCCATCACCAGCACGCGCCGCTGCTTGAGCACCGCGTCCTGGCCGGCGAGGAAGAGGTTCACCTCCGCGGGCCGCTCCGGCGGCGGGATATCCACCGAGCGGCGCGACACGCCGTTCAGCTTCATGAAGTCGGGAATGAACCGGTTGATCCGCGCCGGCATGCGCTCGCCGTTCAGGAAGCACCAGCGCAGGTACGCGCGATACACGTGGTCCGATTGCGCCGGGCAGTACGGCAGCCCGATGGTGCCGTCGTGCAGGTCGTGCCAGAAGAGCTCCGCCGCGCTCATGCCGATCTCGATGAGGTCGCGCTTCGCTTCGGTGATGAGCGGCTTGGTGAACGGGTTGAAGTCACCCAGATCCAGGCCCATCAGGTGCGCGAAGAAACCCTCGGCGGCGCCCGCGCGGATCTCCTCGCCCACCTTTGCGTAGAACTCGTCGGGCTTGGGCCTGGGCGTGCGGATCACCATGTAACGCCGATCGCCCGGGCTGATCTTCAGCGGCTGGAGCTCGTTGCTGAAGAACATCAGGTTGGCGTGGTTGTTCTCGCGCCGCGCGTCCACGCCCTTGCGCTCGATGAAGATGTCGGGCTCGGTGACCAGGTGCTTGAGCAGGCCGACGTGGTGCGTCATCTCCTGGCGCGTGACCACCTCGTTGGCCGCGATGAACAGCTTCGCCGAGAGCCAGCCGTTGAACTGGCTGTTCAACTGCTGCTGCGTGATCACCGAGCCGTGGTCGCCATAGATCTCCTGCATCACGGCGCCGAGCATGTTCTTGCCCGTGCCTTCGTCGCCGTACATCACCACGGCCGTGCGCATCTTGGCACCGACGTGCTGCAGCGGATACGCGAGCCACCGCAGCACCCAATCGGTGACCGGGGAGATATCGCGCCCCTCCTCGCCGCAGAGGTACTGCAGCAGCTCCAGCACGCGCGCGCAGCTCTTGCCGGCGTCAGGCTTCAGCGGCAGGCCGTGAAAGAGGTTCACCGTCTTCTCAGGATCGGCCGCGCCGGTCGGATCGAAGACCACGTTCTCGTCGAGCACCACGCGCTTTGCGTCGGAGTTGATCCACATGCCGACGTAGCGCTTGCCGAAGAGGTTGCGCATGTGCTCGATCTTCACCAGCCGCCCGAGCAGCCGGTCATAGGCCTCGCCGCTGGGGTACACGAGCACGAAGCGATCAAGCAGCGTGCGGTAAAGGCTCCAGTCGGGCGGATCGCTGTCCGCGCCGCCACCCCTGCCGCCCCCGCCACGCGAGCCGCCAGAGCCGCCAGCGCCCGCCTCGCGCGCGTTCTCCGCAGCCGCAGGCGCAGCCGGCGCGGCATTCTCGCCCTGTGGCGCTTCGCGGTGCTCCGCGCGCTCGCCCAGGATGGCGGAGATCGCCGCGAGCAGCTGGTCGCGTACGCGCCCGAGGCCTTCACTCGCGTGCAGATCGTTGTAATCGGTGAGCTTGGGCCCGTCGGGGTCCGCGTGCAGCTCGCGGCGCTCGAACACCGGCCGCCACACGCGAGCATTGCCGACCTCATCGGCCGCTGCGCGCGCCTTCAAGCGCCCTGTGTTCACAAACGACAGCGGCCGCGTGACCTCGTCCACCGTGATGGCCGCGGTGATGCCCTCCACGCCCGCCGGATCGCGCTGCGCCTCGGCCCTGATGCCGATGAGCTTCTCGCCGCGGCCGAGGAGCTGCGTCTCGCCCATCGCTACGCGGTAAGTGGCCTGCACCCCGTAGTCGTCGCGAAGGCGCTTGTTGAGCTGGGCCTCGAGGTACGCGTCATCGTCGGCCGCGAAGAGCATCGGCGAGCGCGGATACAGCGCGCGCAGGATCCGCGCCACGGGCGCGAGGTTGCCGGCGTCGAACGCCACGAACACCGGGTGCTCGCGATCCAGCGCCATGCGGATCGACAGCGCCGTGGCCGCGCCCTCCGCGATGATCAGGAGATCGCCGTTACGCGGCTTGGAGCCGATGCGGCAGGCCGCGCCCTCCTTCGCCATGCCCTTGTTGAAGCGCTTCTCACCATCGGGCGAGATCTTCTGCAGGCCCACGAGCGGCATGGGGCCCGTGTACGCCGGGTCCGCGGCCTGGTCCTCGGTGACGTCGTAACGCACCATCGGCACGAGCAGCGTGCCGTCTGGCAGGAAGCGCAGCCCCTTGTCGGGCTCCACGCCCTTCCGATCGAGGTAGGGACAGCGCTCGCCCTCGCGCAGCACCGCGCGGCCTGAGTTCCACTGCTGGCGCGCGCGGTTGGCGGCAAAGCGGGCGCGACTCCGGTCGTTTGCGACCCGCCGCGCCTCCGCCTCAGCCGACGCCCGCTGCATGCGCTCGCGCTCATCGACCGAGATCTGTTTCCAGTCGACCTGGACCTTGTAGACGAACTTGTCCGCGCCGATGAAGTTGCCGAAGCTCCCCACCACCACGCGCGTGCCCTCGCGCGAGAGGAACTCGTGCAGCCGGTACCACGAATGCTTGCCGCGGCCGAAGCGGCGCATCACGCCGTCGGCGTGCATCTCCGCCGGCGGGTCGATCCCCGCGGCGATCATCTGCAAGCGGACGTCGTCCAGTGTGGCCATCAGGCCGCCTCGGCCTCGGCCGCGCGCAGTTGCGCCACCACCCACAGCCGGCGCACGTGCGCGGTCACGTCCGCACGCCACGGCTCCGGCACCTCGGCCACCATCCGGCGGCGGTTCTCGATGCCGGGTGTGTCCACGATGCGCGCCGCGATGGCCACCACCGCCAGCTTGGCGATCCAGTCGCGCCACTGCGGCGGCACGCGCGCGAGGAGGACCTCGCGCTCGCCCGCCTCATTCCGCGCGGCGATGGCCGCAGCGGTTTTCGCAGGGGGCGCGAGGTCTGCCGGCAAGCCGGCGTAGCGATCCGGATGCATGCGCGGGCCTAGGGCTGGGGACGCGGAAAGCCGTTGCGCCGTCGGCGGTTACGATCGTGCACCCCAATGCGCCCCATTGCGCCCTACGATCTTTCGGAGTCGTCGGGTAGCTTGCGGGCATGGCCATACAGCCACTCGCCCAGAATCACGCGCACCAGGTCGGAGACCGAGCGGTCCTGATGGGCCGCCGCGCGCATGAGATCGAGTTCCATCTGCTCGCTGACCCGCACGCGGGGCAGCTCCTGCGTCAGCTTTTCTGTGGTCATGGATCTCCCCCGGGCGCTCGCGACGGCCGGTCGTGCGGTTTGCATTGTTGTTTCGGCGGAGGCCGGCATGCGGCTCGTTTTCTACGCCGTGGTGGTGCCCGCGACGGTCTCGGTCACGGTGTGGCTGCTGCTGATCTGGCTCGCGCTCTGAGGCGCGGGCGGCAGCGGGTTGGCCTGGAAGTAGTCGAACAGCGCGCGCAGCCGGCGATAGGTGGGCGCGGCCTTGTACGAGCCGTTTCCCACCTTCTGAATGAACGAATACGAGACAACCGGCACGTCCCGGGCGATCTGAGGCCACTCGCCCTTGCGCCGCTGCAGCTCATCCCGCACCCGTACCTGGAGATCGTCCATCATGCTCGCGTGTGAACAAAACTTTGCCCATCTTGCGCGCAAGGCATTGCTCGCGTCAAGTGCTACCGTCAGGTTGATGACGCAAGACGATGAACAGGACCTCAACGACAGGATCGCGCGCAACCTCGCGACGCTGATGGCGCGCGCGCACCCGCCATGGACAAGCAGAAGAGCACTCGCGAAAAAGGCGCAGGTGTCTCCGGGGACGATCAACAACCTGCTGCATCCGGAGCGACGCCTCACGACCAACAAGCCGCAGGGCTACCCCACCGTCGACACGCTCCAGACCGTGGCCCTGGCGATGGGCAAAGAGGCGTGGCACCTGCTACATCCGAACGTCAGCCGGGCGCTGGAGGCCGAGGAGATCCTCGACAAGGTGCTGGAGGTACGGAACCGCCGCGACAGCGATCCTGGAGACCAGCCGGACGAGTCGAGCAGCCTGCCCCCGACCATCAAGCGCCGAAGAAGCACACCGCTTCCGACCACAGTCCACGAGCGCGAGATGCGGTACAACGTCGGGGCCAAGCGCAAGAAGGCGGGCGCGTGAGACCCCCCTTCCGGTTCGTCGGAGCCGAGCCCTCCGGCGACACCATTGCCGTGCTCAACGAGCTACTGAAGGCCGCCAAGGCGGGCGACCTGATCGGCGTCGCCTTTGCCGCGATGTACAAGCGCCGCGAGTACCTGGTCGGCTACACGGGCGAGTGCGCGCGAAACCCCACCTTCGCGCGCGGCATGGTGTCCGACCTGCACGACGACCTCGGCCGTCGCGCCGCGTAGTTCTACTTGGAGTCGCGCGGCGACTCCAGCGCATCGCGCAGCCGCCGATCGAGCGAGTTCATCAGCACCAGGATCTCGCCCTGCGCCTCCTTGGCGTGACTCCCGTGGCGCACGATCGCGTCCACGATGCACGCCCCCACGAACAGCACCGCCGCGGTGACGAGTAGCGTCCCGGCGACCGCCTCCTGTATGGCCCCGCGCGCGGCGACGAACACCACCACCGCGACGAAGCCGACCACCATCGCAAAGATCATCAACACCCAGCGCATAACCCCTCCCCGGCAAGCCCCGCGATCCTAGCCCACCAGGGGAAACCTTGGAACCCTGAGCAAAACTTTGCTTGACAACTGAGCAAAGTTTTACGCACCATGCGCGTCATCCCGTTCAACGGAGGCGCCATGCGACACCCCTACCCGACCGCGCAGGTCATCGCGCTCCACCACAGCCGCGCCGAGAAATCGCCGCTGCTCGACGCCGAGCCGGACGTTGCGCATGAGCGCCGGCGCGCGCACCGCCTCCTCGACGGGCTGACCTGGCGCGCCCTCGGCCAGATCACCGGCGAGTGCGTGGTCATCGCGTTCGCGATGGCCGGCTTCGTCTGGTTCCTGAACTACCTCACGGCGAGCATCCGCGCGGGGTGGTGGCTGTGAGCGACCGCGCGCTGACCATCCGCGACGCCGTGCGAATCGGCGTCGAGATCAACGACCGCACCGGCGTGGTGATGAATCACGCGTGGCTGACCGCGCTACCGACACAGGTGGCAGTCAAGCACCTCGCCACGCAGGGCGGCGATAGGCTGCTGATCAAAAAGCTGACCGACGGCTACACGTGGAAGAACACGTGGGCGCTTAGCGAGGCGGGGGTCGACGCATGAAGCCCAAACCCTCTGGCTACGCGCCCTCGCACGCCATGAAGCCCGGCTACCTGGCGCGGCGCTTCGCCGAGATCCGCAAGCAGCAGGAAGCCGAGCGCAAGACCATTGAGGCGCGCGAGCACGCCGAGACGGCGAAGGTGCGCACGCTGGCGAGGAAGCCATGAGCATCAGCGACCCGACGCCGGCGGACCACGCCCAGGCCGAGGAGCTGATGCGCATCGTCGCCCGCGGCATCAGCGAGGTGTTTCCCGGGATGGCCTTCACCTTGCTCATCTTCAACTTCAACGCGACGGGCAGCGCCAACTACATCAGCAACACCAACCGCGGCGACATGGTGAAGACGCTGCGCGAGACGGCTGATCGCCTGGAGCGGCGCGAGGAAATCCCGGCCGGCGGAGGTCACGCATGAGCGCCCCCTCCGCCTGGACCACCATGCGAGCGCAGTACCCCGGCGACATCCTCGTGCGCTTCATCGACCGCGAGACCAACCGGCAGTGTTTCGTCGTCATCGCGAGCACGCCGAGCCACGAGGCCGCCAAGGTGTACGACGGGGCAACGATTCACGTCCCGGCAGCCGACACGCCCGCCGAGCGCGCCAAGATCGAAGCCGCCGCCGACGAAGCCTTCCACCGCAACGAGCAGGCCGCCGAGCTGCTCGAGGTGGCCGCATGACCGCGTTCATCATCACCATCGCGACGCTCTACGCCATCGTCGGCGTGGTCGACTTCGTCCACCTGATCCGCAGCGAGTATCCGCGGCCGCGCCCTGCTTGGACGCGGGCGCATGACGGCCTTTCCGTCGTGCTTTGCCTTGCGATTGTCGCCTGGGCCTGCGTGCTGCTCTGGCCCTGCACGCCGTGAGCCGATTCATGACCGGCGCCCAGGCCCTCGCCATCGCCCGCAGCATCGCCGACGGCTGCGGCTACCTCATCACCGAGAAGGAAGACGTGAAGCGCGACGGCCGCCGCGTGCCGTGCTGGATCGTCTATCGCAAGGCGAGCCCGCAGAACATCCGCGTCGGCAAGCGCACCAGCCCCCGCGCGGTGCTCTCCCTCGTCCAGACCATCACCGGGAAGTAGCCATGTTCGCAGCCATCGCCGCCATCGCGCGCGACACCGCCCTCACCTTCACCGTCACCGCAGAGGCCGACCGCCTGCACGTGATCATTGCAGGCAAGGGTGACAAGCCGCGCGCGTTCGCCCAGCCCGTGCGCGTCACCGGCACGCCCGAGGAACTCGACGCCGAGCTGCCCGCGCAGCTCGCCGCGTACGCCGCGCAGGTCGCCGCGCCGGCCACCGCGATCGCGCTGCCGGCGCCGACGGCGGAGGGCAAGAGCGTCACGCCGAAGCCCGCCGCCAGGAAGGTAGCGGCGAAGAAGGCCACCGCACCGAAGCCGGCTCCGCGTGCAACGAAATCGCCGAAATCTGCAACGAAACCGCCGAAAGCTGTAATGAAAGTGAATGTTCGTGCACCGAAGCCCGCGAAGGCCGACGCCCCGCGCGCAGACCTGCCCGGCAAGCCCGAGTGCCTGGCCGACCTCCGCGCGCTGCAGACGAAGCACGGGGCCAAGCTCACGCGCCGCAAGTTCATCAAGGAAGCCGCCACCGGCCGGCGCTACGAGAAGCTGTGGAAGAACTTCGAGGCCTTCTGCGCCGACGGCGCGCAGGGCGAGTTGCCGATGGAGCCCGCGACCGCGGCGACGCCCGTGACCACGCCGCCCGCCGCGACCACGCACGTCGCGCTGGACGCGAACGCCGCGTGGCCCTTCCCCGAACCCATCAACGCAGCGGCGCCGGCGGGCGTCGAGTCCGAATCCCCGACGGACTCGGCGAGGACCACCCCGGTCGTCGCTGCACCCGACAAGCCCCGCGTCGTCGGCCCCAGGGCCGGCGCGCGGCCCATCGTCACCACAGAGGAATCCCATGAGCCTGATCGCGACCCCGCTTAAGCGCGTGTTCCGCTACAACAGCGTGACCCTGCCCGACCCCGGCCCCACGTACACCGTGGAGCAGGTGCGCGACCTCTACGCCGCCACCTATCCGGAGATCACCTCCGCCGCCGTCGAAGGCCCCGAAGAGGACGGCGACACGCTGACGTACACGTTCCGGCGCGCGGTGGGAACGAAGGGCGCGACGAAGCAGGACGAGCTGATGCGCCCGACCTCGTGCCTCAACAAGGCCGAGCCGCACGAGCCGCTCTTCGTGCTGCGCGCGAAGGACCCGCTCGCCACGCAGACCGTGCGCCATTGGGCAACGATGGCCGAGGGCACGCACGAGCCGGAGAAGATCGCGGAGGCCTTGAAGCTCGCCGACAGCATGGAAGGGTGGCGGAGCTGGTTCCACGCACCCAAGGTGGCCGAGTGAAACCCTGCCCCCTCGCCATCCGCATGCGCGCCATCGCCGCCGGCGAAATCCCCACGCGCCGCCGCAACATCCTCACCGCCGCGCAGTGCGAGGCGGTGCTCGACGTCGCGCTGCTCGTCGGCCGCTGCCTCGTGCAGGAGCGCGTCGAAGGCGGGCGCTTCGGCCGGCGCGTGGCCGTCACGCGCAGGCCTGCGCCGGCTGAGCTGGTGGGCGTGCTCCCCTGATGCTGGCACTCCCCTCTCTCGCACGCGTGCCGCGCGCGTACACGATCCCCGGCGACATGGCCGTCACCGCGGCGACCGCGGCCGCGCTGCTCGACGCCGGCGTCATCTCGCCGCGTACGCCTGGGCGCACGCCGGCGGAGGTGTTGCGCCACGGCCTCGCCCAGTGGCTCGACCGCCAGCTTGACGGCTGCCGGCGCATCCGCGTGGGCGTGGAGTACTACGAGGCCGGCGCGCTGCATCGCTGGACCGGCGCGCCGACCGAGTGCTCCGCGCTCATCCTGCGCTGCCGCTCCGTCCCGCACGTCTTCATCGGCCGCGCGCTCGAGCGGCTGCCCGAGCCCGCCGCGCGCCTCGTCATGCAAACGCTCGAAGCCGCGAGCGCCACGGGCCTGCGCATGATCACGCCGGGCGACGTGCTGAGCTTCGCCCGCTTCACGTACTGGCAGGGCAACGCCGACGAGACCGAGATCCTCGCCGAGTGCGCCGCCACGGGCGACACCTACAACGGCCCCACCCGGGCGCAATTCGATGCCTACGTGCCGCGCTGGGCCTCCGCCCCAGGTGCCCCGCGACGCCGCACCCTGGCCGAGTGGCTTCACGAGCCCGCG